TGCATTTTCTTCAGCAGGTCCTTTTCGTTTTGATAATACGCCTCTTTTTCTCGCAGTTTGATTGACAACTGTTGCTGCAAAACCTTATTGAACTGCTCGTTAAACTACTTCTGCATCTAAGCCTGCTATTATTGGATTCCTTAAGAGTGCAGTAGAGAACGAAGAAGTTTGGATTCCCTCAAGAACTATTATTGGGGAATTAATGAACTATGTTGCTGATGACAATGGTAGGACTAACGCTATTGCGGGTTACCATGATGATACTGTCATTGCATTAGCTATTGTACTTGAAGTTATTCGTACTCACGGAGATAAATTAACTACCAGCAATGTACCTTTCTCTCAGAAGTCGGGGAGCTTTGCACAACTAGAGACAACTTGGATATGACTGCTTTTTACAATAACAAACAAGAAACTCAAGATATCAAGAAATTTATTAAGCCACAACAACCTAATAAGCTTCTTGAACCAAAAGAAAAGATTAATAAGACAACAGACAAAACTCTTCCTATTAGGAATAGTAAGTAAGGATTATCCCTTGTGTCTGACCTGGGGCGACTGGCAGGTGGGATACCCAGAAGACATACATTAGGTCGTTGTAGACCTTGACTGATTGATTGAACCAAGAAAGGTTTACAATGGCAGATAATATTCACAGTGTAGTAAGATACACTAATAGATACAAGGAACCGGTTGGAGATCATGAGCTATTAGCTATGATTGAGCAGGGTGTTGCTAACTCAGTTGGTGACTTCCTTAACTCTTCTGACCTTGCTCGAGAAAGACAAAAGTCTACCTACGAGTATGGTATGCTCCCTCAGTATCACTTAACTCCTCAAGGTGTATCTCAGATTGTTTCATCTGATACAGTAGAGGCGGTTGAGGGTTATGCAGCAATTATCTCTGAGCTTTTATTTAACAACAATAAGATTGCCAGATTTCTTCCTGCAGGTAAGAGTCCTAAAGACTTTCATGATGCAAAAGTTGCATCTGACCTAGTTAACTATGAGATTTTTAAGAAAAATAAGGGCTGGGAAGTATTAAATACTTGGCTTAAAGCCGCCCTTTTATGGAAAAATTCTATTGTAAGATGGGACTTTGTAGAGGATTTTGAATACTCTTTTGAGGAGTTTGATACAATTTCTCAGGAAAACCTAGATACTTTACTAGCTGACGATGATGTTGAAATTATTGGTAAGCTAAAGTACGATCAAGAGCTAGACACCGATGAAGACGGTAATTCCGTTTACAAAATGGTGTATAAAGACGTACGACTAAAGCGGAAACACAATAAAACTCGGGTAATGTTAAAGAACGTTCACCCAGAATGTTTCCGTATTACCCGAGATGCACACTCACTTGATGATGCTGCATTCGTTGGTATTCAGATTGATATGACTCGATCTGAAATTCGTAAGTATTTCCCTGATATTGCGGAAGATATTGACTGGGATGCTATCGGAGACGGTAGTTATGACTGGGCTACTAAGTATACTGAAGAACAAGCTGCTCGAAAGCGTCTTGTTGGTGAAGAATATTGGTTAGGCGGTAACTCTCGAGAGCTATTCCCCTCTGAAGCTAACCGACAAATTACGGTTATTGAATGTTGGCTACGAGTTGACAGAGACGGTGATGGTATTGCAGAACTAAAGCACTACATTATTGCTGGCGCTACTATTCTTCTTGAAGAAGATACGGATATGATTCCGTTAGCCTCACTCTGCCCATTCGAAGTACCTCACGAGTTCTTTGGGTTGTCGGTTGCCGATATGATTCGGCCCTCTACCCTTGCCTCTACTGCTATTCTTCGTGGTTTCGTAGAAAACGTATACTTAACCAACTATGCACCTAAGCTAGCTGATCCAAACGTAGTAGACTTCAGTGCGCTTCAAAATATGAAGCCCAAACAGATTATTGCTACTAACGGTAATCCTCAAACTGCGGTATCTGCTCTTACTCCTGACACTATTAGCACAGGTACTGTACCTCTTCTTGAAACGTTACAGATGCACAAAGAACAAGCTACAGGCTTGTCTAAAGCTGCTCAAGGTTTAAATGATACATTGTATGTATCCGGTAACTCAGAAGAGAAAATGCAAAGAGCTATGACTGCTGCCCAAGTACGTATTCAGTACATGGCCCGTAGGTTCGTAGAAACAGGTATTAAGCGTTGTGTAGAAGGTATTTACAAAACTATCCGTGATAAAATGCGCGGTCAAACCGTTGGTTACTTTGATCAAAACGAAGTATACCGATCTGTTGATCCCGGTACATTACCCAACAATATGCTCTTGTATATTGATGCGGATGTAGGTGAGAACGGTAATAGTAATATCGTTAAAAAGATGAATGTAGTTGGGCAACAACTTCTTCCTGCTCTGCAAGCTGCAGGTGCCGGTGGGGTTATTAATCCCAGCGCAGCAGTACGAATTGCTGCAAAGACATTAGAAGCTTTAGACCTTGATCCTTTAGATTTTCTTGAAGATTATACTTCACCTGACTTTATTAAGAAAGCAGAAGAATCTAAAAAGAGCGAGATGGAAGCTAATGAAAAGATGCGTAAGATTGAAGAGCAAATTAAACAACTTAATATTGCTCAACAACAAGCTACAGTTGACTTGACTAATGTACAGTCTAAGAATGCCATGCAAGATAACATCAAGCAACTAATGGTAGCACTAGACAAGTCCCATCAAGAGTGGGCTAAACTGTATATTCAAGCTGCTAAGGAAGGTGTTGAATTACCCAAACCACCTTCTGTTGAAAGTCTACTTGAAACTGCTTCTAAAGCAATTAAATCAGACTTACTAGGAGATGCATCTAGACCCGAAGGTGGAGTACCTACTCCCGAAGTGAATGGGCCTGGAGCGCAAATCCCTGATCAACAAATGTAATTAACATGGCTCGACCCTCTGCCGAAAGGTATCGGTCGAGTTCTTTTAAAAATATTATGGACAAATACAAAAAAGGTTTAGAGCAGAGACTGAAACCAAAAATGAATCACGAAACAATGGAATACAAAGTAGAACCATTTCGTGAAGCGCAAGTAGCATTGGGTCGTGCCCAATTTGTACAGCGCGAAAGAGAACAATTCTTCAATGAAGCTTATTCTGAAATCCTTGCAGATTTATTTGTTGCATGGTTAAAGTCAGAGCCTCATTGTACCAAAGAACGTGAGTACCTTTACTCTGTTGCTATGGCTATGGGTTCTGTAAAAGAGAAACTTATTGGAATTGAAATGTACGGTAATAACGTTAAGTTTATTAACCAACAAAACAAGGAATCCTCAGCAGAGCAAGGGGAAGATGACACTAATGAATGATTTAGATAATGCTAAAAAAGTGCTAGAAATGGCACGTAAAGAAATCCTACGCGAATTAGCCCTATGTGGGCAAAATGGAGGTGTAGGTCGGTCTCAGAATTATGCTCCTGTACTTGTTAACATTCATACAGCAATGAAAATTGTAGAAGAGTTACAAGGTAAAGATACCAAGAGCGATTTTGGTGAACGCATGAAAGCAGCGCGTGAAGCTAAAGCTGCTAATAAATAACAGACATAAGGTAAAATAATAATATGGATCTATCACATCTCTCTACCAATACTCCTGCCTCCAATGTGAGCAGCAAGGACTTTGATGACGGAAGTTATAGTGCAGACTTGGAAGCAAAGAGTCTTGATGACATTCTTCGTAATTCACCAGCAGCAGAACTGCTTGGATTAAAAGAAGAATCTCTACCCGAAGAAGACGAAACCCCAAGTCCAGAAGAATCATCAGATGAAAACGAAGAAGTCCCAGAGGCTGATGAGGACGCTGAAAATGACCTAGATGAAGAAGAGGAATCAAAGGATTCTGAAGAGGAAGAAGAAGCTGAGGATGATAAGTCTACCCAAGATGCTGATTTACCTACTGAAGAAGATATTGATTGGGAATACAAAGTACCTGTCACTGTTGACGGTAAGACTGAGTATGTTACCCTAGAAGAAATCCGTAAGGGTTATTCTACTGATAAACATCTATCTCAAAAGGGGCGAGAACTTGGTGAATTGAAGAAACAAATCGAGTTAGAAAGAACCGAAAAACTGCAAGAACTAGTTACTCTTGGCCAAATGGTACATGAAGAACTAACCGCAGTTGAATCAACTCTTGCATCAGAATATAATTCTCTGTCTGCTCAAATCGAGCGAGCAAAGTCTGAAGGTGATACGTACACCGCCAGAGAGCTAAAAGAAAAAAGAGAAGAAGTACAGGAACAGTATTGGGCTGCTCGCACTAAGCGGGAAGAAAGCACTAAAACTGTAGCAATTAAACTTGAACAGCAACAACTAGAACAGCGAGAAATTCTACTGAAGGAATATAACTCTAAAATTACAGAGCTTATTCCAGATTATTCAGAAAAAGTAGCTAAGAGTATCAGAGAGTTTGCTATCAAGGAAGGCGTACCTGACGCATTATTAGATCAGATTTATAGCCCTGAAGCTGTAAAGTTTATTAACGATTATCGTAAACTTAAAACAGCTAAAGATAAGGGTGAAGTTAAACGTAAGGCTGCTCCCTCTGTTAAATCCGTACCCTCAAAGAAGGGAACTCCGGTAAGACAAAAGGAACAACAACAAGTTAACGAATCCCGTAAGCGCGTATTATCTGGACAAGCATCGCAAGAAGAACAAATTGACTTTCTAAAACGAATTTCCTCAGTCAGCAAGAAACTTTAAAATTGTTTCTAATTAAAGGAAATTTAAAATGGCTGCAAATAACTTTAGAACAGGCGGTCCTAAAGCCGCCGCCCGTAGCGCATCTGCTACCGGTAACTCCGTCAACGCTGGTGAAAGAGAAGACCTAGCTAATTTCATTTCAATGATTAGCCGGGACGAGACCCCTTTCCTAAGCTCTATTGGCAAAACCAAAGCTACTGCTGTTTTCCACGAGTGGCAAACCGACGAGCTATCTCCTCCTGCTTCTGGCGCTGTTGCTGAAGGCGTATCTTACGCTACTCAGAACGCTGCTCAAGCTGCAGAACCTTTCCGTACCCGTCTAGGCAACTACACCCAGATTAACTCTAAGACTGTTACCGTTACCGGTACCAAGCGTGCTGTTGATCAAGCTGGTGTTGCTGACGAATACGCCTATCAGCTCAAGAAGCGTGGTACCGAACTACGTCGTGACGTTGAGTTTGACCTAACCAACAGCTGGAACAGCTCTAACGGCGCTGGTACCCGTACTTTCGGTGGCTATCAGGCTTGGGTTAACTACACCGCTGCTACTACCACTCCTGCTACCGCACTAAACGTGTTAGCTACTCCCGGTGAATATACTGCTCCTACCAATCCAGGTGGCGGCACTGCTGGTACTTTCACAACTGTTACCTCTGCAGATAAGGTTTCTCTACAGCTATCACACATTGATACCGTAATGCAAGCTATCTATGAGAACGGTGGTAAGGCTACTAAGCTAATGTTATCTCCCGCTAACCGTCGCGTTTTCTCTGCTAAGGCCCAGGCTGCTGGTTCTAGCTCCGCTAACGCCGGTGACGGTAACGTTCGTCGTAACATCGACGCTGATGGTAAACTCCGTCAGTCTGTTGAAATTTACATGTCTGACTTCGGTGACATCATGGTTGTTCCCAACTATGTAATGGGTATTTCTAATACCACCGTTTCTGGTCTAGACAACACCGCTAACTTCAGCGCTTTCCTATATGATCCAATGTGGTTCAGCTACGCTTCCCTACGTCCTCTACAAGAGGTCGACCTCGGCCAGCTAGGTGACTCTATCATCGGTCAAATCGTTGAAGAGGGTACTCTAGAATGCCGTAACCCCAAGGGTTGTGGTTTAGTCTTCGGTCTATCTGGGGCTTAATATCCTAAAGGGGGGTAAGGGAAACCTTACTTCCCCTTTTTATTTGGAGATATAAATGGAATTTTTAAGAATTACTGCCACTAACGGCACTCGCACCTATATCCCCGATAATTATGTTGCACAAATTACCACAACTGCCGATACACTTGATGCTGGCTCTAGCTATAGAGCGCCTGATGTTGTAAGAGGGCGAATTAACGGAGTAAAATACTATGATGGCGCTAACGGTACCGCTGGTGCTTTAGTTGTTGTATCAGGTATTTCTGCTTATGTTACTGGTGGTGTGTTATATGAATACGGTTTTTTCACGGTTGACGGAGCATTTGTTGCCGCACTAAGAAACTAAATAAAGAGGACACAATGGGATTCAGATCACAAGATAATAACCCAAATAGCTTTCTGGTAAAAACAGATAATGCTAATTATGAGTTAGAACAAAACGTAAATGCATACAAAGAGTATGCTGCTCAACAAAGAGAAATGGATTCGGTTTCACATAATGGTAGAATGTACAGATCATTTGCTATTATTCCCGATATTGTTGCTATTGACATTTTAACTAAATATGATATTGATGTACATAGCCCAGAGTTTATGAGTGATCCTGCTCAACTTAGGAAACTCAAACAAATTATTGACTCAGACTATCCATTACTAAAAACAAGTAATATTAAAGCTCTCTAAGGAAAATTTATGGCAACACCTAGATATGACGCTCTTGTGGCAAAAGTAAGAGACTGGAGTAATAAACCTGAAGCAAATACTATCCCCGACAGCGTAATTGGCAATTGTCTAGGGTATGCCGCTGACGAAGCTTATCGTTTGCTTCGTATTCCTCCACTAGAAGAAACAGTTACATATACAGTTACTGCAGCAGATAATGCCGGTGAAAACAGTATGGGATTACCTTACGGTAATGCATACACATCTTTTTATATTCCAGAAGATCTTACACAATTTATTTTTATTCGTACTCTTGCACAATCAAATCTTGGTACTTCTTACTCTACTTTTCCAAGTAACGTAAGTAAGGTATTTAACGAAGTTACGGATAAAAGAACTTTCTTTGATTTATACGGAGAAAAATATTCTGTGTATAACTGGATGTGGATGGATAACCGAATTTTTATTCACCCTCAATTAGCTGTAGGCGCTCAATTAGAAATTCATTATTATAAGCGTTTACCCGCATTAAATGCTTTATATAACGTAGCCCCAATT